ATTCTGGAAGTATCATGAGGATGTGATCCTCAAAGAGATTCGTGATTATCTTGGTGGCACTTATAATGCTCACTATGCTTCTCCCGAATCCAAGACTCAGACACTTGATCTGATTGATAGTATTGGTGATGCAGAACCTTTCTGTCGATCTAATGCTATCAAGTATCTTTCTCGCTTCGGTAAGAAAGGTGGAAAGTCTAAGCAAGACATTCTAAAAGCAATTCATTATTGCATTCTCCTTTACCATTTCGCTGGCCTCTGTAATGACAACCCTCAACCATATGAAACTTTCTGATTCTACTCTGACTCTGCTGAAAAATTTCAGCAACATCAATCAGTCTCTTCTGTTTAAAGAGGGCAACTCTCTTCGCACCATCAGTGTGATGAAGAACATTCTTGCTGAGGCAACTATCGACGAAGAGTTTCCGAAGGACTTTGGCATCTACGATCTGAACCAATTCCTCAACGGCATGTCTCTGCATCGCAGTCCTGATCTGGACTTTGCCAATGACAACTATGTGGTTGTACGGGAGGACAAGTCGCGATCTAAGTATTTCTTTGCTGATCCCAACGTTATCATTTCTCCCCCTGAGAAGACCCTCACGCTGCCCTCACAGGACGTTTGCTTCACCCTTTCGACCCAAGACCTAGATCGACTGCTAAAAGCAGCTGCGGTCTATCAGGTGCCCGATCTGTCTGCTATTGGCGAAGCAGGTGTGGTCAAACTGGTTGTGCGTGATAAGAAGAACGATACCTCTAACACTCATGAGATTGTGGTTGGTGAGACTACGGACACCTTTGAATTCAACTTCAAGGTTGAAAACATCAAAGTGATTCCTGGATCTTATGATGTTGTTGTGTCTAAATCCGGTCTTTCTAAGTTTACTAGTAAGGATCGCTCTCTGACTTATTTTATCGCTCTTGAACCCGATTTCAAATATGAGTCGTAAGTGGGAAGTGACTTATCGTCTCCCTAGTTCTACCAAGTATCTGAAAAAGATTGTTGAGGCAGACTATCAATGGGAGGCGAAAAAGATTTTTGAGGCAGAGATGCCATCCGCCAAAGTTTGTGGTAACCCTCGTTATATTTAATGATGAAAAGTGATTTCCTTTGGGTCGAGAAATATCGACCCAAGAAGATTGAAGATTGTATTCTCCCCGAATCTATCAAGTCTACATTCCAAGAGTTTGTAGACGGCGGGGAGATTCCTAATTTGTTGCTTGCTGGACCCGCAGGTTGTGGCAAGACAACTATCGCACGTGCTCTCTGTGAGCAGTTGGAGTGCGACTATATAATCATAAACGGTTCCGATGAAGGACGATTTCTTGATACCGTCAGAAATACTGCGAAGAACTTCGCTTCGACCGTATCACTTCAAGCAATTGGCGCGAAGCACAAAGTCATCATTATTGACGAAGCTGACAACACAACCCACGACGTACAGCTCCTCCTACGGGCGAATATTGAGGCATTTTATAACAACTGCCGATTTATTTTCACCTGTAACTATAAAAACAAAATTATCGAACCACTCCACTCCCGATGTGCAGTCATCGAGTTTGGACTCACAAACAAGCAGCGACCAGCAATCGCTGCAAAGTTCTTCCAACGACTCAAAGGAATCTTGGATCAAGAGACTGTTGAGTACGATGAGAAAGTATTGGTTGAGTTGATCAACAAACACTTTCCAGACTGGCGTCGTGTTCTGAATGAGTGTCAACGATACTCTGCTGGTGGTGCCATTGACACTGCAATTCTTGCACAATTTAGTGATGTCAAAGTCAATGAACTTATCAAGAACCTCAAAGAGAAGAACTTCACTGAGGTTCGGAAGTGGGTGGTGGCTAACTTGGATAATGATTCTGGGGTACTGCTCCGTCGTGTTTACGATGCTTTGGTTGATGCCCTTGAAAACCCTAGCGTTCCTGCTGCTGTGCTTATCATTGCTAAGTATCAGTATCAGATCGCATTTGTAGCAGATCAGGAGATAAATATTCTCGCCGCATTAACCGAAATCATGGTGGAGTGTGAATTCAAATGAAAACACCTAGACAAAAGAAATCCAGAACATACTATTATTTCTGGTCTTTCATGGCACTTACAGTATTTTTTGGACAACTTTATGTTGGATATGGATACCGTCTCATGCATGGAAGTATGCTAGACTTAATGGATAAAGTTGATGGAGTTCTTCTCCATGCAAGACCTGATAAAGAAGGACCTAATTATCTCTGATGAAGTCTCTGAAAACACCACTTAGATATCCTGGTGGCAAGTCCCGTGCTTGCACCAAGATGGATCAGTATTTCCCTGATCTTAGAAATTATAATGAGTATCGTGAACCATTTCTGGGTGGGGGCAGCGTTGCTCTACATGTGACCAAGAAGTATCCTGACATCAAAGTCTGGGTGAATGATCTATATGAACCCTTGTTTAATTTTTGGATTCAATTGAGAGACAACGCCCATGAAATTAAAAGGCAGCTGCAAGAACTTAAACAAAGGCACCCTGACCCCACTTCGGCAAGGGTTCTTTTTGAGGATGCTAAACGATATCTCTCCCTTGAACCCGGAGAATGTGATGCTGCGGCTCGTGCTGTCAGTTTCTATGTTGTTAACAAGTGCTCTTTTTCTGGTCTCACTGAGTCCTCATCTTTCTCAAAACAAGCAAGCGACTCCAACTTCTCTTTTAGAGGGATCGAAAAGTTGCCCTTCTATGCTCAACTGATTCGTAATTGGAAGATTACCAATCTGTCCTACGAACATCTGATGGACAATGAGTGGGATACCTTTGTGTATCTTGATCCTCCATATGATATCAAAGACAACTTGTATGGAAGGAAAGGATCCATGCACAAGGGATTTGATCACGATGATTTTGCAAAGACCTGTGACGAATGCTTCATGCCTCAGTTGATCAGTTACAACTCCAATCAACTTGTGAAGGACCGATTCAAGAAATGGAGAGCAGGTGAGTTTGATTTGACTTACACCATGCGATCTGTTGGTGAATACATGCGTGAACAAAAAGAACGTAAAGAACTTTTGTTGATGAATTATGAGACGGAAGAGACTGTGGAGAATTTGGGCGAAGGCGTTAGGAGAGAAGCAGGGGTCCAATGATAGAGAGGCAGATATTATTGCTCGCATACGCACCCTTATTTTTATGTCTTACCTGGTTACCAACCTTTTTATTATTAGTGGAGTGATTCGACATTGGAACTGAAAGACTGGTTGAATTCTATAAATTATAATAAAGAAGATATTGCCACCGATGAGACAATTCGCTCTTATCCTCCATATATCGTCAATCGTTGTTTGTCTGGGCACATTGATTGCATCATGTTTGCTAATGAGATGAACATGTATCATCAGTTGCCCAAAGATATGCAATATAAATTTTATCTAAATAGTCTGAGGAAAAGGAAGAGATTCTCTCCTTGGATAAAAAAGGATAAAGTACAGAACCTCGATATTGTCAAACAATATTATGGTTATAGTAATGAGAAAGCATCTCAGGCACTAAGGATTTTATCTAAACAACAATTGGAATTCATTAGGAAACGACTTGACGTTGGAGGCGCAACATGAGCACTGTGAGAGAACCTGAGGTACAATGGTCTCAGGACCAGATGATCGAAGTGAGACTGAGAGAACCAGACGATTTTCTGAAAGTCAGAGAGACCCTGACTAGAATTGGTGTTGCATCTCGTAAAGAGAAGAAGCTATATCAGTCATGCCACATCCTACATAAACAAGGACGGTATTTTATCGTTCACTTTAAGGAATTGTTTGCGTTGGATGGTAAACACGCTAACCTTACTCCTAACGATGTTCAGCGTAGGAATCGTATTACTCAGCTTCTTTCTGATTGGGGACTCATTGAGGTAGTCAACGCTGAGACCATCACTGAGATTGCTCCTCTGAATCAAATCAAGGTCCTCTCTTTTAAAGAAAAGAATGAGTGGACACTTGAAACAAAATATAACATTGGCAAAAAGAAGACACAAGAGTCCTAAATATAGTGTCGCTTTCGTGCGCGACACGCTACAAAAGGAATATACGCTACAAGAGGGGGTTGACCACCCCTCTTTTTTTATGTTATGATACCTGGGTCTGAATCAGTCAGTATTCAGAGGGCAAAACTCTTGTTAGTTTTCAATGCCAAATACGCATCAGACAGGTTGACAGAAGACTGAGTTTGTTTTATAATATCAGTCTTCTAATCAATCAGTATTCACCAAGCAACATCCTCGTTGGTGTTCATCACTCAATACTTAAAAACATGAACAAATTTATTACCTGTGACATTGGTAAAAAAGAAACCTATGTCTTTGTTCCTGAGACAAACAATCATTACGTTATTTCTAACGAAGACTTTATTCAGTTGAATGTTCCCGAACTGAATGGTCACGACATTGTAATTGAGGACGCTCACATCAGAGCACAAGAAGAAAACAGTCTTGCTCAAAGTTGGACAATTGATCAATTGAGGCAATTGAGATCTGTTGCTGATTCAAAAGGTGTTGAAATTCTCTGTTTCCCTCAGAAAGTCACACCCAAAGCAAGAAAGATTGCTTCAATTGGGTTGAGACCAGATCTTCTTGAAAAAACTGATCCAAATGATATTGAATCAATTGCTTTTTATCTTCAAGAGTTTCCAGAAGCATATGATTCTCTGAAAGTTTTTGATCCTGTTGAATATAAAATCTTTGAGGAAGATGTATCTCACATTTATGCTGACAGAGATGCTTTGACAGAGGACTCAAATGGTGCAAGAAATCAGAAGTATGGAATTAAAACAGATTACCAAGACCATGTAACTCAATGGATTAAAAAATATATTACAAAACTTGCTTTTAATCTTGATAAAGAAACTGCTGAGTGGGCTGGTCTTGAAATGAATGCGAAAGGAAACGCATTAAAACCAGGACTTTTGAATTATAGTAGCTCTAAAATAAAATTTATCTACGGAGTAATCAACACTATTCTTGATCCAAACACTGGCGAACCTAGATTGAGATCTGACATTAACAAACCTCCATATTGGAAGTATGCAAAGAAAGTATATTTTGGTTTAACTCCATACCACATGCACGCTGGTGTGACTGCATCAAACTATAAGTATCACAAACGTAAAGCAGGTTCTCTCTGCAAGAAGAGTATGAATCTTGAATCAAAGAACGCTGTCAAGAATCTTGATGATGTTCGTGAGATCCGAGAAGCAATGAAAGAGTCTGATAGACATCTTCGTGACCTTTGGAGAACTGCACGTAAAATGATTGTTGAAGATGGTATTCGTTAGTATTCATATAATAATTCTCTTGTTAGTATTCTGGGTTTAATACTTAACCATCTTCAAATTTTTTAGTTGGTATTCAGTCTGCAACACCCTTGTCGGTGTTCATCACACAATACTCAAAAAATCAATTGGTATTCAGTCTGTAACACCCTTGTTGGTGTTCACCACACAATACTTAAAAAATCAGTTGGTATTCAGCCGCCAATACTTCTGTTAGTATTCCGCCGCCAATACTCAAAAAATCAGTTGGTATTCAGAGATCAAAACTCTTGTCAGTTTTCATATATTAATACTCAAAAAATCAGTTGGTATTCATCACGTAAAACTTTTATTAGTTTTCACTCCGCAATACCCGTAATAAAAAGGAGGGTTTTCAACACCCTCTTTTTTCATGTTTGTTGTATAATTAGTATGTACGCCGAAAGGGTACACACAACACACTCTCGCTTACAAAGGAGAAGTCACATGAGCAACCTCACACGCTATGGCGTGGCTAATATGGATCAGCTTCTTGATCGTATTACACGCAACTCTGTCGGAATGGATGAATATTTCGACAACATCTTTGGCACAGCACAAGGAAACTATCCCCCCTATAATTTAATTCAGGAGAGCAACACCAGATCCAGACTTGAAATCGCTCTCGCAGGTTTCAAGAAGGATGAAGTCAATGTCTACACTGAATACGGTAAACTCTTTGTTGAGGGCAAGAAGGAAGATAAGGAAGAGGAAAATTTTGTCCACAAAGGTTTGGCTCAACGGTCATTTACTCGTTCGTGGACAGTCACTGATGATACGGAAGTACGATCAGTTGCTTTTGAAGATGGGTTACTGACAGTTGAACTCGGTAAGATCGTTCCCGAACATCACGCTCGTAAAGACTGGCTCTAAATACAACTGAATATCGTCGCCGCAGAGGGGTAACTGGCAAAATCCAGTTGACACCCCTCTTTTTTCTTGGTATGATGGTGTGGAGATGTGATAACCTATGATCAAACTAGCAGTATTGAAGTCTGGTGAAGACGTAGTTGCAGACGTGAGTGAACTTGTAATGGGAGAACGTGTGATCGGATACACGTTTAAGAATCCTGCTGCCGTTTCATTCCTTGATCCCCAAGCACTCTATGAGCAAAGGGACCTAGATATTGTTTTTGCACCATGGATTCCCCTGACCTCGCAGAAGGAGATCCCTGTTGCTCCCGACTGGATTATTACTCTGGTCGATCCTATTCCACAAGTTGTTTTAAAGTATAAGGAAGGTGTTAAAAATGCAGAATCCAGTGAAGTTCCTGAAACTAGTGACTCAGGAAGTGCTGATCTCGCAAGTGACGGAAGTGAGTGCTGAACTTGGAGACCCAAACTGTAAACTCATTGAACCATATGAGATCTGGGAGGGTCCAAATCTTTCTCCATGGTTGATGGAGTATACTCATGATAATGAAATTATGATTAGGTCGGAGCAGATCCTTACAATGTGCGACCCGTCACCTAAACTTCTTGAAAAATACAAAAGCGTTCTTTCTTGATGCGATTCTATACTAACGTACAGCTTGTTGGTAACCAGTTTCTCGTTCGTGGTTATGATAATGGAGAGCACTTCTCCATCAGAGAAGAGTATATGCCCACACTCTTCGTTGACAGTAAGAAAAAATCAAAATATAAGACCCTAGAAGGCAAATGTGTGGAACCAGTTCAACCTGGTTTTGTTAGAGATTGTCGTGATTTCTTCAATAAGTATGATGGCGTTGAAGGATTTAACATCTATGGCAATGAACGCTACATCTATCAGTATATTTCGGACAAGTATCCTCAGGAGCATATTGACTTTGACATTTCAAAGATCAAACTGATTACACTTGATATTGAGACTACTGCTGAGTATGGATTCCCTGATGTGGAGACCTGTCAGGAAGAATTGCTGACAATTACAATCCAAGATTATACAACAAAGAAGATTACCACGTGGGGTGTCAAACCTTTTGTGGTCAAACAACAGAATGTGACCTACATTCGATGCTTGGATGAA